TATGTTGCATCGTCAAATACAACTGATGAGTTTTAATGTGTATCTTTTATTGTTCCTACCTAAAAACCCTTCTTATAAGAGAAAAGCAGGAACTGCACGAACAAGTCATTATAGGCCTCTTACTATTCATTGTTATTATAATATAATATTTTATCTTAAAGCCGTTTTGTCCTTCAAGGGTGTAAATATTGAACTCATACAACTTATAGCATTTTGATGAAAATATTTGGATTAATTTATCAGTATCTTATGATTAATAAGTTTTTGATAAATTAAATGATAAACAAGTATTGTAATTAGCTTATACATGATCAAATTTTTTTTAAGTTTTTATTTATATTTTAATATAATAAAAATCTAGTTATAATTAATGAAAAAAATAATTAATTCGGATATGAAATGTGCCCCAAGTAAAAAATATTTAGATGGTTCATGTTTTTCATTAGAAACATTAAAATTAATTACTGAAAATTATAATAAAAGAAACAGTAATAAAATAAATATTAATCAATCGAAAGAATCTTTAGTTAATGATTTGAAAAATAAATTATCAGATAAATGTAATGAACAAACATGTTGGTTAAGATTAGATATTGTTAAAGAATTAAATAATGAAGATATAATAACAAATACTTTTAGACCAAAAGGTCCAAGTAAAAAATATGAATGGTTAAGTACTACTCATATTAATGATGTTATAGAACAATATCATTATGTTCATAAAGATTTTTTATTTTTGGGTGCTGTTCCATCTGATTTTGAAGAAATCCCAATTTTAGGAATTGAAAACTTAAATTTTGAAGATTTAGAAAAAAAAGGTAAAAATAAAATAGGTATGGTTATAAATTTAGATGAACATTGGAAAGATGGATCACATTGGGTTGCATTATATACTGATTTAAAAAAAAATCAAATATATTTTTTTGACTCTGTTGCAAAAAAACCAATTAAAAGAATTAGAAAATTTATTAATAGATTAACTAAATATTTATATAAAAAAAAATATAATTCACAATTGCATATTAATGATGTTATTGAAAAAATTAAAGGAATAAAAAAAGAAAATTTAAATAAAATATTAAAGGATAACCAACAAATTAATAATTTAATAGGTGGTGGTTTTGATATTAGGTATAATCATATTCAACATCAATTTGCTAATTCAGAATGTGGTGTTTATTCAATTAATTTTATTGTTAGATTGGTTGGCGGTGAATCTTTTGATTCTATTATTAATAATATTATCAAAGATGATGAAATGAATGCTAATAGAAAAATATATTTTAGAAATGTTAGTTAATTTTTTCAATCATAAAACTTAAATTATGAGATAAATTATAAAAATTAATTGGTAATCCTTTAGAATCTTTAAATTCAATTTCTAATTTATCAATATTGAATGGTTTTTCAAATTTAAATTGACAAACTGATTTACCATTAAAATGTAAAATACCAAATGGAACTTCATCAGATAAGTTATTTAAGAATAGATAAACTTTATCAATAATTCTCAAATCCCAAATTTTATCAGCAATATGAATTTTTTTATTTTCTAAACTAGAAGTGAATCCTAAATTTTCAGTTGATAATAAAGTTGGAATAATAGATAATTCTTCTTCATCTATATTACATTCAATTATAACTTTTTGTTGTTTATTTAATTTAATCTCTATGATTTCATTTAAGTTTTTATTAGATAATTCTACATTTAAAATTTCAATTAAATCTTCAATGTTATATTTACCATTAGATATATTTAAAATTATTTCTTCATTTTTGTATAATAATTTTAATTCACTATTCTTATTTTCTTCAATATTAAATAATGGGATGGGTATAGAATAAGACATTAATTTAATTCCAATTGCATTATTTATTTTTTCTAATGGAAATATATATTTTGATTCATTATTTTGGTTTGATACTTCAATTTGTAATTGGTTTGTTCTAAATAAATAATCATAATTTTTTATTAATTGTTTTAGTTCAGAATCTTTTTTATTTATTTCAATATCTTTTAAATTTATTTCAGCAATTTTTGTATCTAATTCACTATTTTTTTGACTTAATACTTCAAATTCATTAGCTATTTGTTTTTTAATTTCAATTATTTTTTCATAATCATTATTTTGTTGTAATCTTACATTGTCTAATTTTAATTCATCTATTTTATTTTTTAAGTCTTCAATATATTGTTTATACTGATTTATCTTATCATCTTCTTTAACTTCAATATTTACCATTTTCATACTATTTTTTATATTATCAAATCTATCATTTGTTTCTTGAGAGATTTGTTGTTTATATTGATTTCTCATTTCAGCATCTTTTCTTAATTCTATATCTCGTCTCTTTTTTAGTTCAGCTTCTCTTATCATTTCATTCCGTTTGGTTTCAATGTCAAAATCATTTTTCTTAATTGGAATTTGAACATCTAAATCATTAAATCTTACTCGATTTTGTTCTTGAATTACATCATTAGAATTTATGTTTGATTGATTAAATTTTTCACTTGTAAAATCAATTTTATCATTACTTTGAGGAACTTTTAAATTATCTCTATCAGATTGTAGTTTTTTTAATCTATCTTCAAAGCTATGTGTATCCTCTATTATTTCTTGATCAATTAATGGTTTGTCTATATTATCCAAACTCATTAAATTATCACCTGAATCTATTGCTAAACCTTGAAAACCTCTATTGAAATCAGATGATTTCATATTTTGAAAATCTATTTTATCATTTTGTTTAGACGTTAATTGTACATCATTTTTAATTTCTATTTTATCAGGATTAGTTTTTTTTGATTTTAAAAATTCAGGTGTTGGAGGCTTTTGATTTTTCATATTTAATTCACTCTGTCTCATTTGTTGAATATTTTCCATCATAGAATTAACATCTTTGGCATTTCTACCAGTATCATAATTATTAAAAAAATTTTGATCTGTAATGTTCTCAACAATTGGTCTAAAAGCTTGATCTAAACTTGAATCAAATTTACTTTTATTAGCACTAACTCCAGATAAATTTTCATTTGGTCTTTTGTTAATGCTTACTTGAGGTGTAACGCTTACTTGAGAAGTAATACTTTTTGTAGATTCAGGACGATCTAAAAATTTATTTCCTTGATTAGGATTTGATTTAAAATCTCGTTCAAATTTTAAATCCGATGGAGATTGTTGTAAGTTTAAAAGAACATTATTTTTTTTTATTTCATCCAATGATTCATTTACTGAATGTTTTTTAAATTGATCAAAAATAGAATTGAAATTATCTTTATTAATTTTAGTAGTATCAAGTGATCTATAAACAACTTTCATATTTTTTATTAAAATATTTATTAGTTTTTCTTTACCTTCGCGACTTATATTTTGAAAATTTGATTGTTGTAATATTATTTTATTTAATCCAGATATTGTTTTTTTTGAAAAAAACTCATTCTGTAATTCTTCTGACATTATTGATAAACTAGTGTTTTTTTTTTATAGATTTACGCTTTTCATGCGTTTATATTATTTAATCATCTACAGACTTTTCTGAAAAATTTCCATTATCTGAATATACGATTTTTTTAACTACTTTTTTTTTTATTTCAGTTTTATTCTTACCTTGTGGTTCTATTACTTTAGTTATAATATTAGGTTCATTTAATTCAGAACTATTAATATCTTCAATATGATCATCAATTTTAATAATCATTGTTTCACCATCAAAAGCTGCAATCTTATCCCAAGGTGGATAATAAATATCTGATTGTACATATTGATCTTGTTTTAAAATACCATGAATAATTAATGCCATCTTTGCAGCATTTTGTTCACCTTCTTTTTTTGATGATCCAATACCAAAACTAATACATCTTTTTTCTAATGGACAATCTGGTTCAACATCATAACGTTCAACACCCATAATATATTTGCGTTTATGAGGTGGTCCTTCAAAATGAATAGTAACATATTGAGGAAATTTCCATTTATTTTGATGATGAATTCTTAATAACTGATCTTTATAATTATTATCACAATATAATTTTTCTGAATAATCTATCATTGTTTCTAACATATTAATTATTAAAAACATACATGGTTCAAATCCATTGGATAAAAATAATGCTCCAATAAATGATTCAAAAACATCTTCATGAATTTTTTCTAAATTTCTACCATTCATTAATTCAATTTGTTTACTAATTATAAAAAATTTACTTAGTCCTATTTCTTTTGACCAAATAGATAAATTTTTTTTATCTTCTATTTTTGTTTGTAATCTTGTCATAAATCCTTCATCTTGTTTTGGATATCTATGAAATAGATACATAGATACAATCAATTTTAGAACACGATCACCGAAGTATTCCAAACGTTCATAACTTTTATCCATTAAATCTAATAATTCATCAGGATTTCCTAATTCATTTTTAGCATCAGATAATATATTAGATGGATATATATCTTTTTTACAATATGATTTATGAGTAAATGCTTGTCTAAAGTATTCAATATGATTAATTTTATCTAAATTGACATTGTATTGATTTAAAATTTGAATAATATCTGATTCATTTACTAAGACATTATTTAAATTGTATGGTATATGAATTATTTCATCTTCACCATCGGTGTTTTTAATAATAAAACCATCATTCATATAATTTGTATTAACTATGCATTTTTCCATTATTTATAGAGTAACTATTTCTATAAATAAATGTTCAATTTTTTTATAAAAAAATTAAATCTTATGATAATTATATTTCATTCATACTGGATTATGTTTTGAATAAATAATTGTTATTATCCATAAAATAAATGCAAAATAAAAAACATGTTCTTTATATTTTGATGTGACTATACTGCTTGCAAAATAATATCCAGTAATATTTGCTATAACATCAGTTATTTTATTTATAATACCTTCATTCCAATATTTTTCAGGTATAAACCAGTATTGTTGAAGTAATTTGTATGTCATTGGGTATTGAACCATATAATATTCAAAGATTTCCCATAAAAAAGAAATTAATATAACAATATCGTATCGATTTGGATATAAAATACCAATTATAACCCATAAAAAAAAATGAACAGCAGTAAATGCATTTACATACTCAGGATTCATTTGCCTATATTATAATTTAAAAGAAATAATTTTTTTAGCAATTGTATACATATATATAAATCGGTTTTTACAACCTTGAAAATTTAAAATACCGATTTTACTTATCTAAAAAATGAACCGCTGTAAATGCATTTACATACTCAGGATTCATTTGCCTATATTATAATTTACACCTTGCACAATTAAAACGCCGATTTTTTTCTAATTTATATATATATAAATGTCAAATAAAATTATTCATATTGATGGTGTTCAAGGTTCAGGAAAAAGTTATATTTGTTCTAAAATAAAAAATATTTTATGTGTTGATACAGATGACATAATGAAAAAAGCAATACAAATAATAGAAAATAGTCAACAAACAAATAAAAAAATGCCAAGAACTTTTAATCAACTACAAAAAATAAAAAAAAAATTGGTCGATAAATATTTAGTAAATAATGATAAAATAGCATTTGTTGGTATGACAGCTGATATACCTCTAAAA